CGGTGCCCCGAGCTTTAGGGAACCCTGGCTGCTTCGCGACTCGCTCTGCGAAGTATCGTTTTTTAAAATGCAGATAATCTGCGCACTCTTGAGCATCCCATAACACTTCATGATCTTTTGGCGCCTTGCTGATTTGATGCGCGATCTTTTCCGCGAGCAGATCGTAATCTATAGCGAGATCCATAGCGCCACCACCATGCTTGTAATGACAGAAGCTATTACAAAGTTTAACAGGCTGCTCTTTTGCGGGAGGTTATCCCCCCATCGTCTTTGCTTAAACATCGTTATCGATCCTTGTTATCTCTTCTTCTTCGCTGAAGGTTTTGAACCCTCTGGCACTTCTAAATTCTTCTTGTTCTGGACAGTCGCCAGTCTCCAGTTCCATCGCAATTAGAAGCTCTGCGTAGTGAATAATCTTCCTTAAATCGTCCAGGTTGCCGGTGTGTTTGCGCTTCCATCGACACGCATACTTCACGATGTTGCTCTCTGCTGCGCCCAGGCCATTCTTTTGGCAGAAACGAATTGGTTCTATCGCAAAATTCTTGTAATGATCACCAGAAATTTGGCGGTCGAATGGGTTGCTCATTGTCTTGCTCCTGTTCTTCTAATTCTGTCTCGTCAAAATCGTATGGTCGCCATTTAGCTCTCACCCAGTAATCGGCAGGCTTGCAGAGCCACACTTCTAAATCGAAACTCTTCTTTCGAACGCACCGCCTGCACAGCGCCGTCTTCTTTTTGATCCAGTGATCGCAACCTGGACATTTCTTGTAATGCTCTGCCGAATAGCTATGGGGCAAGCGCTTCACAGAAGTGCTCACAATCGTTTTTTGTATTTCGAAAGCTGTTGGGTACGGCGTCATCGAAAATCACGCACCAGTTGAAGATCAGGTTCTCGCAATAGCCGCAGGATTGCCGCGGGTACTTGAACTGTATCTTCGTTGTGCTGACTTCTCGTTTAGTCGTTTGACGCTTCATCAACCAAGCCTTCGATGATTGATAAAAGTCGCGACAGCGTTTCTGCGATCTCATCTTGCTGATTCAAAAAACGATCCATGTCTTCGCCTTCGACTTGTATAAATATTTTGCTCATCATTAATCTCCACAAAAACACGGTATGGTTTCATCGTCATAATCAAACAATGCACCTTGATCTGACGCTATTATTTTCATTTGCTCATACGACGGCGACTGCCGATCAAATTGATCGTTAAATTTGACTTCCTGAGAAATCCACCAATCAGCGAGATGTGGTTGTGCTTGAATAATCGACACTCTTTTCCCCCGACCTTTGAGGAAACATAAATCGCAATTTCCCCAGTCCGTAACACCGTCATTGTTTGGCAGCTCTAAATCAAAATTTTGATTTTTCCAGAAAAGTGAAACAAACCAGCGCGTTGTGCCATCTACATACATTGGGCAAAAGTTGTCTTGACCTTCGTTTACTTTGTTATGGATCTTGATTGCCCGTCGTTTTTCATCGCCCCGTATGCCTATCATTGTCAGGAACGGTGATTGCAACCCCACGTCTTGCGCATACCTATGAATAGTGCGCACTTTGAGCTGGCCAGAGCACCATCTACCAACTGAATTTGGCAACTGGCCAAGGTCAGATATAACTTTTTCAAATGGCTCGCCGTTTCTGGCAGCGCTGTCGTAATCGACGATCTTGTATTGATAGTCGTAATTTTTTGAATCTGGCTTTTTGGTTCTGCCATCGTATTCAAGCCACGTTATTGGCACATTCCAGTTGTCAGAACATGCCTGCACAAAATCCAAAGTTTGCGGCATTTCTTTGCCAGTGTTTGCAAACGTTACATGTACGTCAGTAGGCAAAACACCGTCATGCGCTTCAAGAATCTTATAGAGCATATATCCGCTGCTCCGACCGCCGCTAAAGCTGACGATTGCCGGTTCATCTATGAAGTACGGGTTCGTTTTGCTCACCCTGTTACCTCCGCATTGAAATTTTCCCGAAACTCATCGACGCCTGGGTCGCCGATAGCTTTAACGTCGCGTGCTCGGCTTATCTCTTTCGACGAGTACCCGCCAAGGCCATTGATGAACTCATGGCCAGTCAATTTATTTTTATAGGTGACGTGCTCTTCAGTGCCGTCTTGCACCTGGGCCCAGGTCTCCAAGAGCTCAGGGATAAACAGGTGCTTGTCGCAGGCCAGCCTTTGATCCTCGACGCTGATATCTTTCTTATGACGAGCGCATGACCACCGCGCATCACCATCGATCTCTGCTGTCGCGAAAGCACAGGTGCGGCAGCTCAGTGCGGGCGTTTCATAGCCGTGGCAGAGGAAGCTGTGGTCGCAGAATTTGCACTTGTAGAAAGAAGGATCGTTGCTGATGCCCTCGGGCGGACGATCGCTTGTGATGATATGTTCAGCCTTGCGGATAAGAGCCTCCGCAGCGGGCTTGTCGTATTCGATTCGCTCGTAATACAGCGCATCGTTATTCTTATTGACTGCCTGGTAAAACGCCCAGGGCAGATCCATCAGATGCATATAGACTTGCATCTGCGCGTAGTGCTCGGGCTTTGACTTTTCGACGCCTTTCTTCTGTACGTCTTCGAAACTTTTTGCAGCGTGCGTCTTTTGCTCGCTGACGTGCGGTACTTGCGGGGCTTCACGCAGCCCCATGACCACGCCGTCTAGGCTGCCTCCGAAGTGACCACCAACTGCCTCGACCCTAAACTGCTGTTTAGTATCAGGGTCAACATCCCACACCGTTACGCCTGCCTGAGTGAGCAGATGATTAAACCAATCCTCTTCTCGGGCGCCGCGTGCAAAGAGGCGTAATAAGCGCGCAAGATGTATAACGACGGTCCCCCAGCGAAAACTAAACCACAACTCTCGCTTGCACTCGCGACCGATTATGCTGCCGCCGAGGTGAGCCCGGCCACCATCGGTGGCCTGACCCGACTCAAGCGCTCGCTCCACGGCGTTGAGGGTAGTATCTGCTGGCTCTGGTAATGCCACCATGCTTACTCCCAGGGCTTCTTACCAGCAGCGGCCGGTGCGGGTTCTGGGGTGGCAGCAGGGGCAGGAGAGGGCGCGGCAGCAGGAGTCGCGACAGCCTGCAATGCATCGACTGGGGAGTACGCTTTGATCTCGTTAGATGCGGCATAATCACCATTCGCTGGCTGTATTGCGACCTTGATAGTCATAGGCTTATGGTGCAGCTCTTCGCTGTCACCGATTGCACTTTTGCCCACCGCCCGACAGATGCTAGAAAGATCGCGCTGCGCAATCTCTACGGCTTTAGGGTTAGGGTTGTCGAGATTTAGCCTAGAGCGTATCCACTTGCCAGCGTACTGGTTGTCGATCACTTCAAACTTCAGCTCTAGGTAATTGCCAGTCCCAGCTTTTGTGGGCTTCATTTCGCTATCGATAATGACAGCCTTATACAAACCCTCGGGGATCGGGTCGTACTTACTGGGCTCGTCAGTGAAGCTAACTTCATCTGCTTGAAAACTTAGTGTCGCCATTTTTACTTCTCCGTACTTGTTGCGTTAACGATTGCTTGTTCGAAGGCTGCCCAAGTGAGGTCGATCTCATCTGGTAAGCCATATCGATTTTTTGCGATGTAACCTGGCGTTTCTGTGGTGCAGAGCACGCGCTCGCCAGTGCTAATACCGCGCACTCGCGTCTGGTTAAATCCTTTGTCTTCTTTCTTTGTGATGATCTTGTGCTTCGCGAACAGCACGCTATCGACTGACTCTTGAATGAGCCCGCTTGCTTTTGCATGCAGCTTGATCTCGTAGCGGTCGTAAGATTCAGTGTCTGGGCTGTTGTAGGCGCGGATGTGGGTGTGCGCGATTAAAATTAGCGACATGTTTTTGTGCATGCGCAATGAATTGATAGCAGCTAAAAATTCACGCCAGTAATCGAGCGCGAATACATATCCTTTGCCGTAGCCAAACTCTTCAATCGACTTCTTGCCTTCAACCTGGCAGACCTTCTTCCAGATCAGCGGCTCTAAATGATCTAAGCTATCGAGCACTAACGTCTCGTAATCGTGATCATGTTCAATGAGCGCGGTGATTGCTTCGATCAGCTCGTCATATGATTTCAGCAGCGGAAACGCAGACAGCTCAAGCGCACCTTCGCCGGCTTCAGTTTGCAAAAAGATCGGATTAGGCGCGGCAGCCGCGAACGTGGTTTTACCGACGCCAGCAGAGCCGAATATGATCATGCTTGGCGGCTTCAGGCCGCTGGTCTTTTTGATTGCAGATAGATCGATAGCCATTAGATCTCACCCCCTGTAATCGAAACGTTGGGCTTGGCAGGGGAGTGGGTGAAAGCTCTCGCGATCTTGCGATACGTCTCGGGCTCGTTGTTGCGCAGATACTTCAAGCGAGCAACGTCGATCGTTTGCGTGAGCTTCAATGGCAGCATGTTAGCCGGCACACTTTCGCGAATTGCTTGCAGGGCAATGTCGTCGAGCTTGTAGTTGTTCTTGGTGGTTAGCTTGATCTTGCGACCAAACGTTGTGGTGGTTGTCGCACTGCCTTCCTCACGTTGCGCAAGGTGCGGGATGAGCTGTTGCTCGATCTCAATGCGACGGGCTCGGCAGTTGTCTTCCAGCGTTTTTTGCTGAAGCCACTGCTCGGCTAGTACGTCTAAGTTTGGTTCGTTATGGGAGGGTGTAACTTCGTTTCTGTATGCATCCATCGTTCATCTCTCGTTTCATGTCGAAATGAGAGCATAAACGATTATTGTAATCGCTGTCTACCAAATGGTTACATAAATTATTAGGCGCGCATTTTCTCGTTAATATAAAGACCAAGAACTGGTGACTTCGAAAAGAGATTTTGAGCTTTTGCCGCGCGCACCAATTCGGCAACGAATTGCTCTGGGATTTGTTTGCTGTAAATTCGATTACCATGGCCCCACAGCATGTGCGTCTTTCTGACTTCCATGATGCAGCTTGCTGTGCCTTTTCTTCTTAGGTTGAGCAGGAATTCGTTGTTTTTCATGTGCTGCGCGACAAGCGGCTTACGCGACCAAAAATCGTGACAGGTCATCATTTGCCCCTGCCTGTCGTTATTCGCACAGCAAGGTTTGTCGCATGTGCCTACGCAGCAAGAGCCGACGTGCCAAATTTCAAACTCGTCTGTAGTGCAACAATGATAATTTTTATGTAAGTAAATTCTATCTACGGTGTCTCTAACAAAATCTGACGCCTGCTTGCTGATAATGGAGCCGACTATCTCGTTCATTTTTCTCCTGCTTTCTGCTTCCGTGATTTGATGAATAAATCTTTCACATTGAGTAAAACTGCAAATTCTTCTTCCGTCAATAGTTCAACGTCTAATAATTTCGCAATTCGATCAGAATCGCTTTTTGAGCGGACGTTTGAGAACATTTCTTCGACGAGAAATGATGGCTTTACGTTAAACAATTTGCACAATGCTGCGATTATTTCTTGGCTTGGCAGACGCGTTGCCCCTGGCATTTTTGCTTGTTCCCACTTGGCGATCGCGTTGTGAGAAACTTTTACACCATATTGTTCGAGCTCTTCAGCCATTTGCCGAAGGCTAAGACCTCGGGCTTGGCGTAGTTCTTGAATCCGTTGGTGAAACGGCACCCTACTCATACTGGCACTCCTGTCTATTTAGTTGCTCGAATGTAAACCTGTAGTTGACTAATAGCAATACTAATTTCACTTCTTGTAATCGCAAAGGTTCACAAGTGTAACCATTTGGTGTACATTTGATTTTTTTTGATTAGGCGAGAGAAATGACACCGAGCAGTTTTTGGCAAGATATCAACGTAACCGAAATGGCCGCACAGCTCGGTTTATCACGGAATGCTGTTTACAAGTGGAAGAAAAGCGAGAAGGGCATACCCGCTGAAAGAGCAATAGAAATTTGCTCAATATGGGACATAAAAAAATCTGCAATTCGGCCTGATTTATGGGCCGAAATAGATGATTGAGGCGCATTTGGAGCCTGTAGACAAAGCGCGAGCGCTTTTTGAAGAGGGCTTGACGATCATTCCGGCGCACCCGCAGCAGAAGGTGCCTTTGGTTAATTGGCAAAAATACCAAGGCAAAGAAGTCTCGACAGACGAGTTCGAATACTTTGCCAGCAGCGCTCGGTTTGCCGGTTGCAACTGGGCGATTGTCACCGGGAAAGAGGTTGTGGTGGTTGATGCTGACAGCGCCGAGGCCGAAGCCTGGGTCAAAGAGCACCTACCTTATACCAGCAGAACAGTCGCGACAGCACGCGGTCGGCACTTTTACTATCGAGCCAATCCGAATCTAGAGATCAACAACTCGACCGACCCTGACAGCAAGATTGATGTGCGGGGAAGAGGCGGGATCGTCATCGCTGCCGGCAGTATTCATTCGACTGGCGCCATCTATGAAGAGACGATCGACCAAGGCGTGGATGGCGATTGGCGAGAGCTGCCGATGCTGTCAGCGATGGACCTCGAAAAGATTAACGTAGAGAACAAGCCCAAGCCGCTCATCGATGCAAACCAAGGCGGTTGGCATGACGAGATGATCAGATATGTTGGCGCGCAAGTGCAGCGAGGGCTGACGGACGAGGATATTTTGCAGACCGCAACGGGCTGGACACAGCCCGGCTACACTCATGAGCAAACCTTTGCAGAGTTCAAGGTGGCCATAAAAGGCGCCAGAGATAAGGGGTGGGACCAATTACCAGAAGTTGCGACAGCCGAGCAAATCGCTGAGATCACGCACGCGCTAGCACCTCAAGCGCTGGACATCGGCAACATTGCAGCGCTGCCCAAACGAGAGTGGGTTTATGGCCGGCACTACATTCGCAAATTTTTGTCAGTGACGGTCGCTGCCGGCGGTACGGGCAAGACGGCTCTAACATTGACAGAAGCGATGGCTATGGCAACCGGCAGACCGCTTTTAGGCACAGAGACACAGAAGCGCAAGGTGTGGGTGTGGAATCTTGAAGACCCTCTCGACGAGCTCAAGAGAAGGTTGGCCGGCATCGCGGTT